CACTGTCTGCTACTTTCGCTGGTAGTTCAACACCGCCTGACGATGCGGATATGTCAATATATGCCGGAGCCGACCTGGCCTGGATATTGTGGGGTGGGTTGACTGGAGCAGCCGTCTCAGGAGTAGTGAGCTTTTCTGCCACGATGACCGGAGCAAGATCAACTCCTGATAATAGCGTCTTGGCTATAGTGCGGGGGATGTCAGCGACTATAGCGGGCAGCTCCACAACGCCTGACACTAGCGTTCTAGCCATTTTGCGAGCATTTGCTGGAACGATGGCAGGAGCATCTTCAACGCCTGACACTAGCGTCCTGGCCGTCCTGAGAACGATGTCTGCAGTCCTAACAGGAGCAAGCTCAACTCCTGATACTAGCGTTCTAGCTGTCTTGAGAACTATATCTGCGACGATGACAGGGGGCAGCTCAACTCCAGATACCGCTACTCTGGCTCTCTTGCGAGCATTGTCTGCTACTATGTCTGGAGCCAGTTCAACTCCAGATGACGCAGTCTTGGCTATCCTACGAGCATTTGCCGCAACTATGACAGGAAGCAGCTCAACTCCTAATGATGCGATATTGGCAATCAAACGAGCAATGGCTGCGACAGTGACGGGAACCAGTACAACTCCTGATGATGTAATTTTGTCTTTGGCCGGAATTATCAGTTTTGTAGCAACAATGGCGGGGACCAGCTCAACTCCTATTGATTCTGTACTAGCCATCAAACGAGCTATGGCTGCAACAATGACAGGGGGGAGCACAACACCTGACGATGTAATCTTGACTCTAGTAGGAATCATCAATTTCATAGCGACGATGGCTGGAACTAGCACAACGCCTGATGATTCTATACTAGCAGTCAAACGAGCACTATCTGCAACTTTGACAGGGGAGAGCACAACGCCTGACGATTCTGTACTAGCAGTCAAACGAGCAATGACTGCAATCCTAGCAGGAGACAGCTCAACGCCTGATGATTCTGTACTAGCAGTCAAGCGAGCACTCGCAGCAACTATGACTGGAACTTCAACTACACCTGATACCGCGATGCTAGGACTTATCTTTGCACTAGCGGCGGTAATGACAGGGGATAGCTCAACACCCGATACTGTGGAGCTACTAAAGAAATTGAACTTCCAAGCAGGAATGGCAGGTCAAAGTACAACGCCTGATGATTCAATACTAGGACTTGCTTTGTCACTTACAGCGACGATGACGGGGCAAAGCACCACTCCAGATGACGCAATCTTGACAATCTTGGGTGCCGCAATACAAGGATTGATGCTGATGTCGCTATCAGGACGGCTGCCAAATATAGGTGTTACTGGACAAAAACCAACAGTGGGTGTAGCCGGGCAGCAACCCACAATAATCATCGACAGGGAGGATTCATAATGGGCAGCCTATCAAACTTTTCAGAAGCAGAACTGCTTGACCATGTGTACAATGTGGCCTATTCAGCAACACCAACGCTGAGTCTTGCTCTTGCCTCAGCAGACCCAGGGGATGCAGCAACTGGGGCAAGCATGAATGAGCTGGCTAACGCCAACGGATATGCCAGAACAACTATCACGTTTGGAGCGGCTGGGTCCAGGCTCATCACGCAGAACGCTGATGTTGACTTTCCACAAGCAACTGGTGGGGGTTGGGGCACCGCATCTCACTGGGCAGTCCTTGACAATAGCAGCTATGGCCTTGGAAACGTCTTGGCCTCAGGAGCATTTGCTGTAGCCAAGCTCATCAACGACGGCAATACCCCGACTGTTGCATCGGCTGAGGTATATGTCCAGATTGATGCAAATGAGATTTCAGACTATTTGGCCCTGAACTGGCTAGACCTGATGTTTCGGAATCAGGTATTTGCCAAACCTGCGACGTATGTTGGGCTGACCACAGTCATCATCACCGATGGTATGACTGGCACAACTATCACAGAGCCGAGTGGTGGGGCCTATGCTCGCAAGCAAGTCAATATCAACGGTGGCGCTTCACCGACCTGGGACATCGCAGTTGAGGCCGACCCATCCTATGTCGACAACACTCACATCATCACATTCATCACCGCAACGGCATCATGGGGTACCATCGTGGGAGTAGCAATTTGCGATGCGGCAACGGTGGGTGAGTTGCTGATGTACGATAACGGGATGACCGACCAGCTAGTGGACAACGGAGACACGGCAGAATTTGCGGCGGCAGCACTTGTAGCGCAGCAGTCCTAGTATTCGACTAGGCTGGAGGCATCATGGCAATAAGCACGCTGAGTACTGTAGCCAAAGAAGGTGGGACTTGTATTCTCACTCTTACATTTCTCGATGAGGATGGAAACGCAGTCACGCCTACGTCAGCGACCTGGACGTTGACTGACTCCGATGGAGCAGTCGTCAATTCCAGATTGAATGTTGTTATCTCAGCTTTGGGCCCAACAGCCAGCATTGTTTTGACAGGAAATGACTTGCCTTCAGGCAGCCACTACCTGGAAGAGCTACTGCTGACTGTAAACGCAGTTTATGATTCAGTGGCTTATGGAAATGGTTTGCCCCTTATCGGTCAAGTCATAATCCCAGTGGAAGCAGTATAGTAACAAAGAACGGTTGCATGAATTGCGCAAAATAGTGAAAACACAGGAGGCAAGACAATGGCAGGAAAAAGTGTAGCAATTCTCAAAACTCAGTTTCTGGGGACCGACCCTCAACACCAAAACGACGATGTTTTGGACCTGGTGGATGAGTTGGATGATGCATTGGATGCGGAATCCAACTCATATGGAGAATTGGAGGCCACTGGAGCATCAGCTGCACAGACGCTGGCTCTGGGTGTAGCCGAAATTCTGGATGCGTTCGATGCTGATGGACCATCCAGTTCAGACATTACCCCTGCTCACGCAACCAACCTCATCACTTGTGCTGCGGCCGGGGTATACTTGGCGATGTTTCACGCATCGTTCATCAGCTCCACAGACGGCGAAACTTATCTATTCCAGTTTGCCATCGATGGAACTCCTGCAGGCCCTGGTGTCAAGAAGGAACTGGTGCTGGGCGCTGACCAGGAATCAATTGCGATGAACCGTGCCCTGACTTTGACCGCTGGTCAGACGCTTGCTGTCTGGGTCACGACCACGGCCAATGGCAACATCACCGTTGACGAGTGCGCCCTGGTTGTCCAGAGACTCGCATAGGAGAGAGAATTATGGGTGACCTACGATACAACATTTTCAAAACTCTTGAGGCCAACTATCGCCAAGACCATCTTTGGGGGCGACCGTACATTGTTGCCCCTGTGGTGCCGATTGTAGCTGGCGTTCTGAATGGGGAGCTAGTGCCCTTGGGCGAAATCGCACCCGGCTATGAGTCTTGGAATGGCAGGCCAGTCACGCTGGGTCACCCGGTTGTTGACGGAACGCACGTGACGGCGAATCACCCACAAGTGGTGGAAGCCTTCACTATCGGCCAGCTCTTCAATGTCGCACTGGATGACCAACGTCTCACTGGAGAGATTTGGATTGACATCCAGGTGGCTGAGCAATCAGAAGATGGCAGAGAACTTTTGGAGAAGTTGCGAGAGGGAGAACCTGTCGAGGTATCCACCGCATACTTCAGAGATTTGGAGCCAATGGCTGGGGACCTCAACGGCATCCCATACAAAGGGGTTGCCAGGGGGATGAAACCAGACCATCTGGCAATTCTACTCCACACCCTGGGTGCTTGCTCCTGGGCTGATGGTTGTGGGGTGCCCAGGACAAATACAGAATCAGGGGAGAGCGAAATGAACAAGAAAAAGAAAACAGACCAGGAAATGGTACCTGTGGAGCCGGTTGAGCCGACTGAAGACCCCATCGTGAATTTGGAGAACCCAGTTGACCCTGACCCGGAGCCGAAAGACACACTCACGTGGCTGGAGAGGTTCACAAGCAACATCAAGGCAGCTCTATTTGGGAATGAGGAAGAGTCTTTTGAGGAGCAGTGGAATGCGGTGATTGGTGAATTCTACTATCTCATGGACTCTGGTCAGCCCATTGGAGACGTTGGAGACGGCTATGTCATGAAAGTGTGGACCGACCACATTGTCGTGGAACGTTCGGATGGCAAATTCTTCAGCATCGACTACACCAAGGACGCTGAAGGCAAAATTGAATTCACCACCGTGGTGGAAGGCGTCATGGCGTTTCAGCCAAATGCCGCTGAAGAAGAGAATGAAGAAGAGGATGACGGCGCAGATGAGCTGGTACCGGAAAGCGACAAGGCACCGGACCAAGCTGCCGTGAACGATGCTGCTCCTGAGGCAGATGACCCCGCTGATGTGGATGACGACAACACCGAGGACCCGGAAAGCGACAAGGCACCGGATGCTGAGCCGATTGTCGACAACGCAGAAGAAGATGATTCTGAATCAGAAGCAGAAGAGCCGACCGACCCAGTTGAGAACCGCTGCCAGGACTACATCGAACTGGTAGATTTTGCGGATGCTCAGGCAGGACCCGGCTGGGCCCTGACCGTGCTCCAGGATGCTGTGGAGGCAGAGGTTCAGCTGCGCCAGGGACTTATCGAGAAACTGGCCGCAAATGATGCCTGCGCCTTCAACGCCAAGGACCTGGAAGCGATGAACGACGAAACGTTGACCAAGCTGGATTTGACGGTAGGTGCGCCTGTTGCCAATTACAGCGGTCAACCCGAACCTGTGACCCCCAAACCAGAGAATCCGACTGGGACACGCAGGCAAATCACGCTACCACCGTTGAGTGGTGGCCCGACGCAATAACCAATATCAAACTGAAACAGGAGGATTGAAATGGCTGGAACCGCACCCAAAAGGATTATGCTTGAATCCCGGAATTTCCCCATCATGGTCAAGGAAGCAGTGGCTGGTGAAGCTGGCATTGGACCCGGCGACCTGCTTGAGTATTCCACTTCCGTTGGGACCGTCCTGCGCCACAACGGCAGCGGGGCAGAAGTCATCCCGACGATGGTTGCTCTGGAGAAGTGGTGGAACGACGAAGACAGCGCCTTTGCTCTGGATGTGGACTATGCGAATGGCGACGTTGTGCGCTATGGCATTCCGCTGCCGGGCGACGTTGTCTACATGTGGCTGGCGTCAGGCCAGAACGCAGCTGCGCTGGCTCTTCTGACCAGCGACGGTGATGGTGCCTTGGAAGTTGAGACTGCCATTACCGATGCTGACGTGGTCCACTCAATTGTCGGTATTGCCGTTGAGGCATCCGACGCATCGGCTGCGCTCAAGCGCGTGAAGGTGCTCATCGTCTAGTCTAGGCAACCAGATAGCTGGCCCGACTAGCAACAACCAAAATATTACTGAAACAGGAGGATTTGAAATGGCTGAAGTTAGCATTCTTGACGCAAGACTGAATACCGACCTCATCACCAGCACGTCTGGTCCTACCATCGAGTTGGGAGAAGGGGTTGAGGCACTCGCATTCAACGAAACGCTGGATATGGCTGGCCTGCCCAAACACATGTTGGCCTGGGCCCAGCGTTGGCAGCCTGTACTGCGTAACGATGGCGCTGTTGTTGTGAACTCTGCCCTGGACAAAAGGGAGTGGGCCGCTTTGGACAAGGAAGTCATCGCCATGGTCAAGCTGCGCCGAAATGCGATTGCTGACCTCTCTGGTGCTGGCCTGGTGAAGCCTGTGTCGCTGGCCGTGATTCTGGCCCAGTGGCGGCAGGCATCCGAACGCATCGCCCCATCCATCAACATCGATGGCGAATCAACCGCTGCTGCTGACCGCACTGGTCGCAAGACCTACAGCGTGCCCGTGCCGATGTTCAGGACCGATTACAGTTTTGGACAGCGTGAGTTGCTGTCTGGCCGTGCCCTGGGCAGCCCCATCGACACTTTTGAAGCTGGCGAGGCCGCAATTGCCGTTGTGGAAGCGCAGGAGAACATGTTGTTCAACGGTGAGTCCAGCATCGTCATCCACGGCAACTCCATTCCCGGCTATACCACATTCTCGCCCCGTGACACGGCCAGTGCCGCTTCTTATGGCGGTGGGGATTTCGCCGTTGTTGGGAATCCCTACAAGACCGTTCTGGGGATGATTTCTGCCCTGGCGGCGAAACGCTACCACGGCCCATTCACGTTCTACATCGCCAACGTCCAGTATCTGCAGATGCTCAACTACTATACCGATGGCTCAGGCCAGACCGACATAGACCGGATTCTCGGCATCCCGCAGATTACCGCCATCAAGCCCAGTGACTTCCTTGCAGCCGAAAACGGCTTGCTCGTCCAGTTGACCCCGAACGTGGTTGACTACTTGGATGCTCTGTCGGTGGAGAACCGCGAGTGGACCAAGGGCGACAAGACCCGTGTCATGTTTGCCGTCTTGGCGGCAGGCACCCAGCGTCTGAAACAGGACGTTGCGGGCAACACCGGAATCGCTCACGCCACAGCCTGCTAGTCTTGGCTGTTGGAACCCGGCTGGGGGCAGGCAACTGTCCCCAGCTATCTGAAATGAAAGGATTGCGAAATGAAGGCAATTGTAAAAGAGCATGCAAGCTATGGACCGGGCGGTGTACACCCTGCTGGAACCGTTTTGGAAGTGAGTCAGAGCGAACTCGATGCCTTTGGCGACAAGCTGCTGTTTCTTGAACCCTCAGGGGAGAATTGGACAGCAACTGCCGCTGCTGTGGAGTTGGCCGAGGACCACGGGGTGGACTTGGCTACTGTTTCGGGAACTGGAGCTGGTGGGCGCATCACAGTCAGTGACGTGAGGGATGAAGTCAACGCACTGACTGTTGAGGACTAGGAGAACCGATGGCTGAAATCCTTGTAGGAGCAGTTGTTGACGTCAATGAAGTCCGTGAGATATATTCCACTGAGATGACAGACCCGCAGCTGGCCAACTTCATCAACATGGCTTACGTCACCACGAACCAGCTGACCCTGAGCAGCTCAGAGTTGCTCAAGCAGATTCAACTTTTGCTGGCGGCGCATTTCGCCACAGCCTACGACGGCATCATCAAGAGCCAGTCAGTGGGCAGCGGGGAATGGAGCGTCACCTATGCGATGGTTGTGGGGAAGGGGTTGAACTCCTCTGTGTACGGACAGAACGCAATTGCGCTGGACGCTTCAGGGAAGTTGGCCAAACTGGGGATGAAACGAGCCAAGTTTATGGTAGCATCTGAGTATCAATTCTATGGCTCTACAACCCTACAGACGCTGGTGAGCTGATGGGAAAACACTTCAACGCTATCTTAATCCACACCTGCACCATCCAGAGAAGCACCCCAGCTACTTCAACGAGTGGTGAGCCTATCCCATCTTGGGCCGATGTAGATACCCTGGTGCTCTGCCGATACATCCAGCAACGCCAATCCTTCCCAAATGAGGGGCTGACCGCTGAACATATCCGGGTGGACCTGGTTCTGCTGAAGGCTGGTACGGATATCCAAGAGGATGACCGCATCTCAAGCATTGTCTTGGCAGCCGACTCAACGACTGTGCTCAGTGGACCTCTTACCGTGACATCTGTCATCCGACGAAATACTACTGAGACCAACCATCTGAGTGTCGCAGTTGAGGCAATCGACTAATGTTCAAAATTGCCAATGTTATCGGGGTGAAAGAAGTTGAACAGGCGTTTGGAGACATCGCTCAATCCTTTGTACCGCGAATGCGCTCCCATCTTCTGATACCGGGCGCAGAAGTCATCGCAGAGCAGGCTAGGAATAACATCCTGTCCCAAGGATTAGTGGACTCAGGCGACCTGTATGACGCAATCATCGTGTTCAAGGTCAACCAGTGGATGGCCGGAGTCAAAGTTGATATTGTCTATGGAGCCGTCCATGAATACGGACTGGAGAACCAAGTCATCACCCCAAAACAGCGGTCATTTTTCTGGGCGAAATTTGCCCAGACGGGTGAGCCGATGTGGAGAGCACTAGCCCTGAGCTATAGCTACACAATCCCTGCCAGACCGTATCTGCGACCTGCAATCGACAGCCATAAGAAGGAAGCTGCGCTGGCTGTGATGCACGCGATGTCAGCAGACCTAACGAAAAGGGCAAAACTGAGAGGACACGTATGACGCTGAGAGAGACGATATACACCGCAATCGTCACTGACGTCGCAGCCAGTGCTATCATCGGTACTCGCTGCTATCCTGACCGACTACCGCCTGACGTGATTTTGCCAGCAATCAGCTTCATCCGAGTCTCCGAAGTTGATAGCGACTATCGGACCCATGACCGGGTGCGAGTAACAAGAGCCGTGGCCCGGATTCAACTGAACATCTATGGCACCACAGGGGATGAGGCCGATGCGCTGGCGACAGCAATTGTGCTTCTCTTCACCAATTGTCAAACTGGCGCAATCGACTCATCCTGGGTTGAGAGTCGCAACGATGTGTATGAGCCATCGTTGAATAGGTTCAGATGCATAATCGATGTTATGGTCAATTTTGACCGTACAAACTAAAGTAGAAATCAGGAGGAAAACATGGCACATCATCCATCACACGGTGCTGAGCTTGACTGGGACAGCGCAGGCGGCTCAACCTATGTTGCGATTGGGCAGGTCAAAGATATCAGTGGCCCTGGGACCGTCCGTGGTACCATCGAGGTCACTGACCACGACAGCTCAGGCTGGCGTGAATTCGTTGCGGGGTTGAGGGATGGCGGCGACGTCACTTTCACCGTTGGCTACGACAACGCCAACACCCAGCACGCAGCTCTGCTTACGAGCATGGGCAGCGACGTGGTTCCAACATGGGAGCTGACCTTGAACATGACCAGCGGCACCGCCATCTGGACGTTCGCTGGCCAGGTCACCGCATTCAACGCCAGCACTCCCGTTGAGGGAGAGAACACCATCGACATCACCATCAAGGTGAGTGGTGCGGCAACTCTGACTGTCACCTAGTTGTAGGGGCAACCCTGAAATCAATCTGAAGAGGAGACAACTGATATGAGGATTCTAACACGAGAAGACATCCTGAGCGTACAGGGAGTGCGGACAGAGGAAGTGCCCGTGCCTGAATGGGTTGAAGATGGCGTTGTCATCGTCAGGGAGTTGCCTGCCGCTGCAATGACCAAAATGGGAATGGTGCTGACTGTAAAAGGTGCAGCCACCATGATAGATGACGATGGTCAAGAGTCCAAAGTTGCGGTGGTCAGTGAAATATCTGACCAATTCCCAATCATCGTTGCTGCTTGCGTCGTGGACAAGAACCTGAATCCACTCTTCACAGTACGAGACGTGATGCGATTTGCTTCCAAATCGTCTGCCCCACTCCAGAGAATCGCCATCAAGGCAATGATTCTATCCGACCTCTGGGAAGAGGATGATGATGGGGATGAAACCGCAGATGAAAAGTTGATTGAAGAGCTGGACGAACACGAGCAGGTGGTGGCTGAGGTTGAGGGCGACGAAAAAAACTGATGACGGGTGAGCGCAGGCTGGCCTATCGGCTTGCGCTTGCCCTCTCAGAACCCATGCCCGACCGGATGCTTGAGATGATTCCATTCCGGGTGTGGAAAGAGTGGGTCATCTACATGGGCCTGGAGCCATTTGGCGAAACAAGGGCTGACCTGCGCATCGGGGTGCTTTCAAGTTTGTTTGCGAACGCATGGATGCGGAAACGTGGAAGCCCAATGTATGGACCGACCGATTTTATGCCCTACTTGCAGGAGCTATCCAGAACAGAAACGAAAACACCACTAGGGACCGCCACCACGCCCGATGAGATGTTCGCTCTCATCAAAGTTGTCAACAAAGAAGCAGGCGGCAAAGAAATATCTTTGAGGTGAGCTGATGGTAAGTAAAATCAAAACGCCAACCATCGTTGTCCCCATTGAGGGGGATACAAGGAAACTGGCAGCATCCTTCAAAGACGCAAAGGGCCAGACCAGGGGATTTGCAGCATCCATCAAGAAACTGGTTGTAGGAACTCTGAAGATTATGGCGGCAGCAGCTATTGCTGCCACAGCGGCAATCGCTGGACTCACGCTAGGACTAGGGAAGTTGACCATTTCAGCGGCAAGAGTATCTGAGCTGAACGTGGTCTTGAAGCTGTTGGGTGAACGAGCCGGGTGGACAACTGAGCAAATCGACAAGAACGTCATAGCCATGAAAGAGCTAGGCATTCGGACCGACGTGGCTCAGGGCCTGCTGGCTCAATTTGCCAGGTACCAACTCGATGCCGCAATGGCAACTGACATCGCCAGAGTTGCACAAGATTCTGCTGTGCTCTCAATGAGCGATTCATCAGATGCGCTGGACCGGATTATGCACGGTATCTTGACCCAGAATACCAGGGTGCTGCGAACGGCTGGGCTCAACATCATGGCAGGAAAGGCCATGGAAATCTATGCCGCCAGCATCGACAAAACGACTGAAGAGCTGACTTCACAAGAACGTATCCAAGGAATGATAAATGCTGTCCTCAAGGAAGGCATCAATATTTCTGGTGCTTACGTTGTGGCGATGAAAGAGCCGGGCAAGCAAATGCGCTCGTTGGGCAGGCACTTCTATGAGGCAGGGGTATCTATCGGCAAACACTTCCTGCCCGCGATGGGAAACGTCATCACCGGAATCACCGGGTGGATAAAAGGCATCCGGCTGCTGCTGGAGGAAGGTGAACCGCTGGCCAGGATATTTGCCGCTCTGGGCA